TCTTACAAATAGCAAGTAATCCAGCACTTGCACCCTTTGCAAAATTCCCATACATTGTAAGGGAGATTGCAAAATCAATGGACCTTGACCCCGACAAAGTAACCAATAACATGAATGATGCTGCTATCCAAGCTGAAATTATGAAGGGTATGCAACAAGAGCAGCAGCAACAGCAAGGTGCTGTAGCAGGTGCAGATGCAGCAGACCCGACAGGTGCAGGTGGTGGTACAATGGGTGTTGGTATGGCACCTCAACCGGGTGAACAAGGATTTAGCGGAAATGAACAAGGAACTCCTCCACAAACTCAAGCCGTTGGTCAGCAACAAGCGGCAGTGGGACCACTTCAATAATTATCTTGATGCGTTGATTGAACAAAATCAGCGTGGTCTTGAGCAGAGTGATAATACAATTCTTATGCATCGTGCGCAGGGTGCAATTGCTGTATTACGTAGCATGAAAAATTTAAGGGATGCAGTAAATGGCTCTGACTGAACAGAAACTTGAAGCTATACAAGAGGACATTAAAGACGAGCGTTCTAAAAAAGAGCGTATTGATGACCAGATGGATGCATTGAAGACTGTTGGTAAAACGGTTGTTGAAAATATTCCGGGGGTAGGAGAGGCAATTCTTGCGAAAGATATTGCAGGTGATGTATCAGAAGGAAACTATGCTAGTGCAGCACTAGGAACGGCAGCATTAGGCATGGGCTTTTTACCAGGTGGTGATATTCTTAATAAGCCTGTTCGTGCATTCGCTAAAAAGTTTCGTAAAGTCGATGAAGCAGAGGCTAATAAATTTTTAGATAATCCAGACGAACTCCAAGCATGGCGTGATGACCCAATCAACAAAGTAGATAAGGCTGAGAAAAAACGGCGTGAAACTAGAAAGTACCCTGAACAAGCAAAGGAATTAGAATCGGGTCTAATGTCTGGTCCAGAGTATCGTAAATACATTCGTGAAAATCAACCCGCCACTAAATTTACCTTAGAAGATTTGCAAACTATGGTCCCTACATTTAAGGACACGGTTGGGGCATTAGGTAAAAGTAAAGCATCAAAAGGCATTGTTGGTCTTAATAAGAAGATTGAAAAAGGAACTATAGTAGACAGTCGCTTAGATATTCCTGCGTACAACGAATACAATACTTGGGTAGCTAGTATGACACTCCCAAACAAAGGGGGTAATGTGTATGGGCGTACTGCTGTTTTAAAGGATGTAGATTTTTCTATAAGCACTTCGCCAGAAAAAGTACGTAAAATTGCAAAGGATGAAACTAAGAAGTTTCCTATGGCTACTATGAAAGGTGAATGGCAAGACCTTTCAGATGAAGAAGCATTTCAGTTAGCACAGAAATATTTAGCCGACCCTAAAAGTGGATATGTTCAAGTAGGATTTAATCCTGAACGGCATAGTTTCTTTTATGATAAAGATACTATGATGCCGATTTTTGAGGCAGAAGAAGTTGTGCAGATTGGTGCGTTAGTTTTGGCTAAACCAAAGTTACCTAAGACTGCAGCAGAACGTGCAGCACGTATTGGCAAACTTAGAGAACTAAAGATTGAAAATCCAGATAGGGTCGGCAGACCAGCAACTTTTAATGAGGGTGGTATGGCTATTGAAAAGCAAATGGAAATGTTTGAAGACGGTGGATTGATGGACGAAGGCGGTACAGTAGACCCTGTATCTGGTAACGATGTACCACCCGGTTCTACCCAAGAAGAAGTGAGAGATGACATTCCTGCACAGTTAAGTGAAGGTGAGTTTGTTTTTCCTGCTGACGTTGTGCGTTACATTGGTCTTGAAAACCTTATGAGTATGCGACAAGATGCAAAACAGGGTTTAGCACAAATGGAAGCCATGGGTCAAATGGGCAACTCAGAGGAAGCCACTATTCCTGATGATTTGCCGTTTGACATATATGACCTTGATATTGAAGATGATGAACCATTAGAAATGCAAGTTGGCGGCTCCGTACCCGGAGTATACACACAACCCTCTTATCTGTCTCAGTATGGTCAGCAAGTGTCACAAGTAACTCCTAGTGTTGTATCAGTTCCTTCTGCGCAACAATTTAGACCACCAACGTATACACCGCCAGAATATAAAGGTCCAACTTTTGAAGACATTATTCCATCTCCAACGGGTTCTTATGACGAACTTAGAACTTTTGTAAATGACGAGGGTTTAATACGTCAAATACCTTTTATAGATGGTAAACCTATATATCCAATTCCTGAAGGTTTTTACCCACAAGAAAAGGCGAAAGAAACAATACAAACACCAACCACTGTAGGTAGAACACAGGTAACAGAAGAAGGCGGCGGTGGCAGAGACGATAGTGATGACTCTAAATATGGAGGTTCAACTATTTCACTTGGTGGCACTGTCGAAGGTGGCAATGTTGTTGGTGGTACAACATACGGTTTAACATTTGACCAAATGACTCCTAACATGGTAAAAAATATTGGTTTTGCAGGTGCTGTGAAGTCTTTGTTTGGTGGTAAACCTACAAAATTAGGTAAGGATGAATCTGCTACTGTTGTAGACAAAACTACCGATACTAAAGTTTCTATTCCTGCTTCGGTCTACAATGAAATTCGTACCAATCTTACGGGAACAACAGCGAAATCTGTTAAAAATCTAATTGATAAAATAAATGGTTTTAAATCTGCTGGTGCAACAAATAAGTCTTTAAACGAGGCTTATGCTAAAGAGCAAGTTAAAAACATTGAACGTGCCATGGCAGTTCGTGAAGCACAGAGAACTGGAAAATTTGGTGATAGAGACGAGGACAGTGAGACTGGATATACACCCGGTTCTGTTATTGATAGGGCAATTAAAGACGCTACAGCTGAAGTTGCGGCAGATGAAGATGAAACATTTAGCAGTGTTCCCGCAGAAGGAAAGGGCTACGAGGGTGTACGCAGCGATACCACCAGTGGTGGTGATGCTGACGGCAGTGATAGTGATAGCGATAGCGGCGGCTCAAAGTGTTTTGCTGCAGGTGTTAAATTTATTATGGAAGACGGCACAACTAAAAATATTGAAAGTATTAAGATTGGTGACAAACTTAAACTTGGTGGACATGTAAACTCAACAATCCAAGGTGATGGTCTTGTTGAAACATGGTATAATTATGGAACTACTAAAGTTACTGGGAACCATGCTATTTTTGAACGGGGTGAATGGAAACGTGTCAAGGATGCTAAAGAAGCAATTCTAAACCCGAATAAAGAAAAGGTTCTCTATACTCTTACTAACGAAAACCATAGAATGATTTCAGAAGACGGAGTTATTTACACAGATTATGATGAAGTAGATAACACAGGAATTGAAGAAGATTTGCTTGCTAAACTAAACAAGCAAAATGCTGACGCAACAGCAGCATAAATTTGTTGCGTTAACTGGCTTACCCATCCCCCTAACACGGCTACGGTGGCCCCAGAAAAGGAGACAATAGATGTCTGATACAATTATGGCTGAAGAAATGCAGTCACCAAAAAAAGTAGCGTTTGCTAATCGTAAATATACGAACGAAGAAAAACGTAAGATGGAAGAAGAAGAATTGGAACAGCTTATTAAAGAGCAGGAAGATGCAACAGAAAAAGCATCTGAAGAGCAAGAAGCTGAACCAGCAAACGCAGAAGAGAAAACATTTAAGAAGCGTTATGGTGACCTGCGCCGACATATGCAGGATAAAGAAAAAGAGTTTCAAGACCAACTAAACGAACTTAAAACTCAGTTGTCTGCCGCAACTAAAAAAGAAATGAAACTGCCTAAGTCCGATGAGGACATTGAACAATGGACAAAAGATTATCCTGATGTAGCAGCAATTGTTGAAACAATTGCAATGAAAAAAGCATCTGAACAATCATCTGCTCTTGAAGAGCGTATGAAAGTTATTGATGAGATGCAGCAGTCAGCAACCAAAGAAAAGGCAGAAGCAGAACTTATGCGACTGCATCCTGACTTTGGTGATATTCGTGATGATGACGATTTTCACGAGTGGGCAGAAGAACAGCCTAAATGGGTACAAAACGCACTGTATGAAAATGATAGTGACGCTCGTTCTGCAGCCCGTGCAATTGATTTGTACAAAGTTGACCGTGGCATTACAACAAAAAATAAAAGCACATCTAAAGATGCTGCTAAATCGGTAAACACAAAGAACAGTCGTTCTAAACCACAACAGGATGAAAGTTCTTCATATATTAAAGAGTCTGATGTACAGCGTATGTCACCTCAAGAATATGAAAAACGCTCTGATGAAATCATGGAAGCTATTCGTACTGGAAAGTTTGTTTATGATATGTCGGGGTCAGCACGATAAAAAAGTATTGACAAATAGTTATTTGTAGATATAACTATAGTCAACTAGGTGTAAGTGGGTTCGCTACCTGCTTACACTATCAGCAAACAATTCAGTCTTACGGATTACCTGAAGAGCATGGCCCGTTAAAGATGCAGTAGGCCAACTGCATACGATACGCACCCATAGTGAATCAGCCCCTGATTAGTCTGGTGAGTTTGCATCTGTAATGAAAAACGCCAATATTAGGAGAATTTATCATGGCTTTTAATACCGCAGCCGGGTATGGTAACCTTCCTAACGGTAATTTTTCACCTGTAATTTACAGCAAACAGGTGCAACTTGCTTTCCGCAAGTCTGCTATTGCTGAAGCAATCACCAATTCCGATTATTTCGGTGAGATTGCAAACATGGGTGATTCCGTTAAGATTATCAAAGAACCCGAAATCACAGTCAAGGCTTACGCTCGTGGTACAACCATCACGCCGCAAGACATTGATGACGAAGACTTCAACCTGACCATTGACAAAGCTAACTACTTTGCATTTAAGGTTGATGACATTGAAGAGGCACACAGCCACGTTAACTTCCAGTCTCTGGCAAGTGACCGCGCTGCTTATCGCCTTGCTGACCAGTTTGACCAAGACGTTCTTGGTTATCTGTCAGGCTTCAAGCAGTCTGCTCTGCATGCAACTGCAGACACTGTAAACGATGTAGTTAATGGCTCTAAAGCTGTTACAACTGCTGGTTCAGACGAACTGCTTGCATCCATGAAGCTGGACGCATCTGACTTTTCAGATGGTGCAGGTTCCGTTGGTAGTGCAGGTGCCGCAGTTGCTATCCAGCCTCGTACTGGTGGCGCAACTGATGCAACACCTGCTGCTGGTGACACACATCCACTGACTCTGATTGCACGTATGGCTCGTCTTCTTGACCAGCAAAACGTGGACTCACAGGGTCGCTGGCTCGTGCTTGACCCAGTATTCATGGAAGTACTGAAGGACGAAGATTCTCGTCTGTTCAATGCTGACTTTGGTGGTTCCGGCCTCCAGAACGGTCAGATTAGTACTCAAATCCATGGGTTCCAAGTATATCAGTCCAACAATCTGCCTTCAGTAGGTACTGGTCCATCCTTCGCGGGTGCGAACAGCACAACCAACTTTGGTGTAATTGTTGCTGGTCACACTTCTGCTGTTGCTACTGCAGAGCAGATTAACAAAACCGAAACCTACCGTGACCCTGACAGCTTTGCTGACATTGTTCGTGGTATGCACCTTTACGGACGCAAGATTCTTCGCCCAGAAGCACTTGTGAACGCAAAGTATCACTTGGCATAGGGGAGATTAAGATATGGCTAACATTACCGCACTTCTTCATCCCGAATCGGGTAATTCACAGCGTGGACGCAATCCATACTACGTTGATGTAACAATTGACCTGACCACAAATAGCATTGCTCCCGGCGATACTATTCAGGCAATTACCGTACCTGCTAATACTCTGGTTGTAGCTGCTGGTTTTCAGGTTGTAGAATCTGCAACTATGAATACTGGTACAGATGCTACGGCTGCTCTTGGCTTCACTGGTGGTGATGTTGATGAGTTTGCTGCTGCACTAGACATTGATGGTGCGTCTGATGGTGCGTATGCTCCACAGGTTTCCATTGACGGTCTTGCTCCATCCACCTCGTCCGACACAATTGATTTTGTGCTGGCTGGCAGTGGTGCTTCATTTACGGCTGGTAAGCTACGTGCTTATGCCGTGATGATGGACATCAGTGACCAAGGTGACATGGCTGCTGACGAAGTAGACCGCGACACACTTGCCTAAGTAAATATTTGAGGGGGCAGGGTAACTTGCCCCTTCATTCTCTTATTAGGATTTTTAGATGGCATATAACTATCTTGACATTACTAACGAAGTACTTGCTCGTTTTAACGAAGTTGAACTTACACCTGCAAACTTTGGTAATTCTCGTGGATTTCAAACCCAGTGTAAGAACGCTGTAAATGATGCCATTAATTATATTTTTCAACGAGAGTTTAGCTGGTCATTTAGTCACGCAGAACAAACTGAGACTCTTGTAGCAAATACTACACGTTATAGTATTGCTTCTAACATATATCATGTAGACTATGAAACTTTTAGAATTGAAAAAAATGAATCTCTAGGTGTTGCGGGTGTAACACTAAAGGAATTAGATTACAAAGAATATGTAGATAAATATATTGACCAAGAAAGCACAGCAGATGTAGGTGGTGTACCCATCTATGTATTTCGCACACCCGATAATAACTATGGTCTATTTCCTTATCCCGATAAAGCATATACTCTAAAGTACGATGCTTATACCAAGCCAACACAACTGAGTGCAGCTACAGATGTACCAACAATTCCTGAACAGTTTCGTCAGGTAATCGTGGACGGTGCAACTGCCTATGGTTATCAATATCGTGGTGAAGCACAGCAGTATGGCATAAATTTTGCCCGGTTTGAAGAGGGTATTAAACATATGCAAAGTCTGTTTATTAACCGTAATTTTAGCTATCTTAGGTCAACTTACATTCCACGTTCACAACGCTATGGTACATCAATTTTTCCATCGGGACTTTAACATATGGCTGACGAATCTAGACTTAGCCCATTTTACTTTGCATGTGAAGGTGGTCTTATCCTAAACCGTTCTACGTTTGCTATGCAACCCGGCATGGCACTTGAACTAGAAAACTTTGAGCCTGACGTTGGCGGTGGGTATAGACGGATTAATGGTTTTGAAAAATGGAATAGTAATGTTGTTCCGCAGACAGCTTCATCAAGTGAACCCGTCTTGATGTCAGCTTTCTTTGAGGGTAACAACAAAGTTATTGCAGCTAGAGGCGAGAAAGTATTTGAGGCGGGGACAACAGGTAGCTGGACACAAATTGATACAGGACGGTCAAACGCAAACAAATATACTTTCTTTAGGTATAATCTTTCTGGCACTGACCACATTGTTTGGGCTGATGGTGCTAATCATGCTACAAAATACGATGGAACAACAGTAACAGACTTAAATGCAACAGGCGCACCAGCTAATCCAAAGTTTGTTGTAGGTTTTAAAGATGCCCTGTTTTTTGCAGGTCACAGTGCAAACCCAGAAGAGTTAGTATTTACTGCACCATTTACTGATAATGATTTTAGTACAGCCAATGGCGCAGGTTCAATACGTGTAGACAGCACT